GATGAAGCACTTGCTCCGTACATCGAAACCTTTAAGAAGTGGGCGGACGCAAATATTGAGAAAACCTACTGGTGCGAAAAAGGTCTGGTCGGTGCTGGTTATGCTGGAAGATCGGATGCCTATGTAAGAATGAAGGGTGTTGGTGACGCAATGATCGACTTGAAGAACCGCAAGGTAAACCCTAAGTACGATCCTTTCTACGATACGGACTGCGCCCAGCTTTGGGCATACCGAGCTGCAAGCGAGAACCCTAAGTGCGCCTGCATGTCGGTGGTCCTAGCGTCCAACGATGCTACCAAGCTGACAACGAAGGTGTGGGACGAAGACGAGCTTTACCAAGCTGGTATTGCTTTCTGCGCTATGCAGAAAGTATGGTCTTGGGTAAAGGGCTACACACCACCTGGGATGAAGTTATGATCGATCCAGCAGATGTCTTATGGCTAGAGTCGTTACTCGATCAATTCTATAGGAGTTTAGCAAAATGACCGCACCTACAATCCAAGAAATGGGTAACGCCGCGCAGGAGATAGTCTGGCGCGTGATGGGTAAGGGGTCGGATAAGTCAGCCTACGGCGATTGGTTGGAGAAGGATCGGCCTACCCATGATTACCATATTGCCAGAGCGATTCGCCATTTAGCCACAGCACAGATGCAATTACACAAGTCATCGCCCTGTCCAGACAATAACGGAGAAACAAGTGTTGACCACTTGGAGCGTGCGCTGGTAAGGTCGCTGTTCGTGTTAGCTCAAATAAGAAAGGAAGTACCAAGACTATGAGATGGATTAAAAAAGAATTTGACGAAGACGGAAAGCCAGAGTGGGCGGTTTATATTGACGAGGCTGGTGAAGGCAGAGAAGAGGATTGGTCCCACTTCGATACATACCCAACTCGAGATGAAGCAGTCGAAGCCTGCTGGAAGTTCACTTGGGAAGATTACGACTGTAACGACAAATGAAACTCGCTTTATCTTGGATCTGTTATCACATTGGTGATATTGTCAGCCTAACGCTAATGCGGTTTGGATATGGGTACAGCTTCTACAATCGAATGATGTTCTGGTCGTTTCGACTTGATGAACACAGCAAAATATGGAAGGACGTAAAATGAAACTTGGAGTTATACAATTTGGCAAATCACGGCCAGCACCCAAGGCTGTTATTGTCGATGTAACTTTTGACGATAAGACTGAAACGGCTTTGTTTCGGACTGGATTAAGATTGTTAAAATTTGATAAAGAAGCTGTAATTGAATATGTAATTAAAAAATCATTGGAAAGAAAATTAAAAAAATGAAAAAAGGATTAGTAACGCAGGCGTTCGGTGATGACTGGAAGAAGATCCTAGAGCTTACGCAGCCGAGGATGGAAGCTTACTGCAAGCGTCACAAGATTGACTTCATGGCATTGGAGAAGCCACTTGTCGAGCCAGTGCAGTACAGCAAATCCGCAATCGGGAACATCATGGCCACAAAGGGCTATGAGCAGATTACGTTTGTTGACTGCGATGTTTTGATTGCCAACGACTGCGATGAGATTGGTGCTGAAGTTGAAATGTTTTCCGCATTCGACGAAGGTGCTTTCCTTGATCGCAAGTATGAGATGGGAAAGCTTGCCAGTGCATTCGGGGCAAGGATTGATCCAAGATTCTATGTCAACACTGGCGTGTTTGTAATTTCATCCAAGGCTGTTGGCGTGTTGTCAATGCCTCCGCTTGGCTTGCTTCCTAACCACTTTGCCGAGCAGACCTGGATGAACATTATGATTCACTTGTGGAATGTCCCGATTGATAATCTTGACCCAGCCTATAACTGCATGACCAGCGTTGAGTCGCATTTTGGTTTGGATCGGCACAAGGACGCATTCTGCATTCACTACGCTGGGCAGTCGAACGATCTGGTTAAGCTGGCCGAGCAGATCAAAGCTGACGATGCAAAGCTAGTCGAGCTAGGACGATGACCGAGATTAAAGTCGTCGAGGAGTGCGGAAAGTTCCGACTTCACACGATGGCTGGCAATGTGATTGGTCCGAGGCTGTGGGGGTCGAGGCCGCCAAAGGGATTCCCGCCACTCACTGATTTATTCGATTCACAAGAAGAAGCAGATTTAGCTTGTCAGGAATGGAACGATTATGCGAAATGGCATAAGGCACAACGCAAACGCAAATGAGATCAACGCATTTAACCAAGGGAGACTACGATGAAAGACTACAGCAGTTGGCAGGCGAGGTTGCGTTACAGGCGATCCGTGACCTTCGAATGCTGCGCAAGCGGGGGATGGTGGAAGGCATGAAGATTGTGCGAGATCATCACGGCGTTCCTCTCAACGATGCTCTTGAATATAAGAATATGCATGAGGTGCAGAATTTACTTAAGGACTTTAAGAACGGAACAGTTGCCTGGTGGTGCAGGGCTTCAGGAATAAGGATCGACAATCGAACGCTGCTACGCAAATTGGAGGACAGTGATTATGCAATTGATTGAAACAATCGGTGACATGATTTGGATTCTTACTTGGATTGCATTCTTATTTGCAGTCATGGCATCCATTGTATGCGCTGGAATTTTTATTGTAGCCAAGTTAATTGAATACATAAAGAGGGAGATACTATGATCGAAACATTCAAACAAAAAGTATTAACTGCATCCGTAGATCGCTATGTGCTGACTCCAAGCCAGTGCATGATGATTCGGCAGGATGCAGAAGTGATCGGGATGAAGCGAGCAACCGTATTGAACAAGGATGGAACTTCCCGAAGATCGTTCGCTAGAAGTTGCAGTTCGTGTTGGATTCCATACTCAAAACACAATAACTGGATTTACAATATAATGCGTGAAATCACGGATTCGATTAACGCAGAGCATTGGAGGTTTGATGTCACTGGTATGCAGCAGTTGCAGATTCTAAAATACAATCCACTCCAGCAGTTCTGGTGGCACTTCGATACTTACACTGGTTCCGACCGCAAGCTGACCGCAGTAGTCAACTTATCTGCTCCAAACGAATATCTTGGTGGTGGGTTGCAGGTTAAGGCCGACATGATTGACTCCAAGTTTGCACGCGAGCAGGGCGCAGGTTGCTGGTTCCCATCCTACATTGAACACAGGGCGCGTGCACCAATCTGGGGTACTCGCTGGGTATTGGTGGCTTGGCTAACTGGACCTAGCTGGCGATGACGATTGACAATTTAATTAACTTGTTTGCAGTGATAGCAATTTGCATTGGATTGCTGACATTGTTCTGGGGTAAGGAATGACCCACGCTGCTAATTTGCCACGCCACCTCTACGTCAAATGCGACATGGAGTTTGTATCTTATGGAGAGAAGCAAGGACTGGAGGACGCTGTCTGGTTCGGCCTAACCACAGTACCTGGTCGGGCTTGGGGTTGCACTGTGATGCTCAAGTGCGGCGCATTGTACCGAGGCTTGCCACTACACGCTCTGGCTCACGGAGACATCGCAATTATGGATTGGGACATTAACGATGCTCAACGCTGGGATTGTTTTGGATGGAACTTCACAACGATTGAATACGAGTATCTGATGGGGTTGTCTTGCCGAGTCTGGATCGCAAGCAAGAAGACTTGGGAGGTTGGTCGTTATCTATTCACAGCCGAGCCTTACGGAGATGGGTTCTCGATGGACCCAAGCCAAACCAAGTCACACCATTTCATCGCACTTAATAATGGACGGATGGCGGCTGTTCCAGGTAACAATGTGCTTTGGAAAGAATCAAGCTTCACTACTCCAAGCGAGAAACCTAACTGGCTGCGGACGCAGTCGCAGGTCTGGCATGGAGAGCAAGCAACGTGGGATGACGTTGTTGGTGAAGAAACAGCATAGGAGGTCAGTATGCCACTAGGCAAAGACGTATCGAAGAATATGAGCGAACTGGCAGCGGATAACCGCAAGAAGGGCAAAGAGCGCGGTGCAGGTGGGAAGGCCCGTTCGCGTCAGCAGATGATTGCGATAGCACTCTCTGCTGCTGGGAAGAGCAACAAATCGCCTCGCAAGTTTCGGATGCGGTCAGGCTCGTAATGCAATCAGAGGCAAAAGCTCGCCTCAAGTGGGGGCGCGACATCCTTCTCACTGCCAGAGAAAAACTGGTTGTGGAGAGGGATCGCGCTTCTCATGGCCATGCCATCGACATGATCCAAATAATTACGATGGTGGATGCAGCGGCTTTGATTTGTAAGGAGATTATTGAAAGTGAATGAAAAAACACACCTCGACTTATTTAGCGGGATCGGAGGATTTGCCTTGGCAGCAAGGTGGAATGGATATAGAACAGTCGGCTTCTGTGACAACGAACCCTACGCCCAAGCAGTACTTAAAAAACACTGGCCCGACGTGCCGTGCCACAAAGACATACGCGAAGTACGAGGCGAGCTATACGAAGGAGTCACTCTTCTCACAGTTGGGTTTCCATGCCAGCCATTTTCAGTCGAAGGTAAGCAACGAGGCAAGGATGACAAACGTTACCTCTGGCCTGAATTGTTTTG